CCTGAGGCGTTGTCGTGGTGGCGATGGAAGAAATATACCGCTAGCGGTACGCCTGTGGCAACCGGAAACGGTACAACGTAGCGAAAACACCTAAGCCGAACACGCGCAAAAAAGCCCGCACGCGGCGGGCTGCTGCATCAGTTGATCATGTTGTGGGGGTCACCGTCCCCAAGAACATCCAGGGGCCTCGATTGGGCATGTGTCGCCAGCCTTGATGCGCTCGTCATAGAGCCGCTGGCATTGGGCCTGCGTTCCACCGGCCTTGAGGCAGAAGTCCCGCGTCTTGATCGCTGCCGTGCGATATGCAGGCTGCATCGCGCCCAGTGCGAGAAACGCCGCTACGCCACCGATCGGCAGCCACAGCCACCACTTGAACGGCTTGCGCCTGGCCACATTGGGCGCTCCGCAGTGGGGGCAGGTGGCGGCCTGGTCGCTCAATTCCTTGCCGCACTCGCGGCAGTTTGTTAAAGCCATCTCATGCCTCCCGTGGCTGCCTGCTCCGCTGCTCTGCGGATACTTGAGCCCATAGATCGCTCAGGTTCACTGCCTGTGCTGTCACGATAGACAGCACAGAGCCATGGACGGTGTTGATCGACACGGCCGGCGGACTGGCGGATGCCTGCTCATCTGGCAGTGCAATCCGTCCCCATAGTGCGGCCATGTCGGGCCGTTTCTCTGACTCCCTCATCTTTACCTCCTAGTAGAGGTTGAGAGTTTCGACCCTTGCGGAAGCCTGTCTTTAGTGCAATCCCTAGGGGGTGCTACCTCATAAATGACAAGGCAGAGAGCACCAGGAGCAGCGCCGCCGATACGATGTTCAAAACAATCGAAATTGCTAGCAGTTTCGTTGGGTGGAACCGTTGAATCGTGGCGGCATCAAAGTCCCATCTGCATGACCAACAAAATCGACTTTCGGCCCAGGCCTTCTCACCACACTGCGGGCAGTCGCGGGCTTTCTCAGGTGGGATGGCGTCCTGTTCCTTCACGACGGCCAGCAGCACGGGGCCGCTGATGTTGTCGACGTGGATATGGCGTCCCTCTATTTCCTGCATCATCTGATAGACCGCTTTCGCAAGCTATCAATGTTGCAGCTTTTGTCATAGATGACTGCTCTGATAGGGCAATCATCTGTGACTATTCACCGGTCATGCATGTCGGCTATTGACTCCGCAATCCGTTGGGCGTCCGCGATATATCGATCCACATAGGTAATGAAGTCGAGATACAACTCTCGCTTCTTTGGATCCGGGATGGACTTTGCGATCAGCTCGGCGGCTCCGCGCCAGTCTGGGGCGGGTGGCTGTCGACGTGCCGGGGCCGATCCGTTGAGCAGATCGCCAGGCTCGCAATCGAGCTGCCGCGCGATTTTCACCAGCGATGTCTTGGCCGTCCCTTCGGCTCCGTCCCTGATCCGCTGCAGCGTGCCGCGCCCCACCGCGCGGCCGAGCAGTACATGCACATGATCCAAGCTGGCCGAAGGCTCAACACCTAGGCGCTGACAGATCGCAGCCCAAAGTGGCGCAGTCGTTGATGTAGGCATTTCAACAGCCTAGACCGGTGTAAACCCGCAATGTACCGATTCCGGTTTGCCAAGCCGTACCGCTAGCGGTATATTTTGGCAATGCAACAAGCAATCCCCTCCCCGGAAGAGCTGCGAAAGCGCCTCAACGCGCTCAGCTACGCAGAGGTCAAGGCGCTGTGCGAACGCCGCCGCGTGCCGTTCACGACGGTCTGGAAGTTGCGGAGCGGTGAGACCGAAGACCCGCGCCTTGAGACCGTGCGCGCCATCTGGCCTGACCTTCAGGCCACGAAGCGCTCCCGCCGCACACCGGCCGCTATTGACGGCTGAGCCATGCACACCTCCCTGCGAGCCCATCGGTGCCGTGCCTATCCGGCGCCCGTGGCTACTCCCCTGCGGGCGGGCTCGTTTGCCCTGGGCCTTCGGGCCTGGGGCGTTTTCTATTGCTCCTCCCTCACGACCGTGCCGCGACGCAACACGCGGCCAAACGGCGTGCAGGTTTCCCCGGCGCAGTTCGGCCGGGGCCTCTTTTTCATCAACCTCATGGCACATGAGGCCCGCCAGCCATCCGCCGCGCACCACGGCAACGACATGGACGCTGGGCTCACGGGATGCATTCCAGGGCAAGCCAGCGGGCCCCTGACAAATGTGCCTACCCGCTTTCACTTCCGCGCCTTCAGCGCCGCAGCAGCGGCCTCGAAGTCACGGGCGATGCGCGCAAGCAGCCAGGCCAGTTTGGCCTCTGCCCAGGTGTGGTGTGTGTCGTCCATTCGTCAACTTTCGCTGACCCCCAATCGGGGATTCAAGCGGGTATCCGGTGAGTTTTAACAATGACGCAGATGCAGCTTCCCCTGCTCGGCCGGCTTGATGCGCCGAGCGTTGTCCCGGACTCCTACGTCCGGGCCTGTCAGTCATACCGCGATGCCGTGCGCCTGTGCTGGGCGCTGCGCCGCATCAAGGCCATGACATCTCTGTCGCTGGCTGAGGCCGCCGGGCTCCCGCCGAATCACCGCAGCGACTATCTCAGCGACGACGACGCCAAGCGCGAACTGCCGGCCAAGTACATCAAGGCATTTGAGGCGGTGTGCGGCAACACGGCGATCAGCCAGTGGATTGCCCAGGGCGCGAAGCTCACGGTGCTGGAGGAAATCCAGGCGGGGAGGGCTGCAGCATGAGCGTCGCCCTCGTTCGCAATTCCGACCCGATCCAGTCGCACGACGCCGCCGACCGTGCGCGCCGATTCGCGCCGACGCATCGCCAGATCATCCTGGCCGCACTGAGGCAACACGGCCCGCGCACTGCGCACGAGCTGGAGCACATCACAGGGCTTTCCGTCGTGCAGATCGACCGGCGCATGCATGAGCTTGTGAAGGCTGGCGAGGTCCGCGCTCACGTCGACCTGCTGGGCCAGGCAGTCAAGCGCGGCACGCCTTCGGGTGGCATCGCCCAGGTGTGGGAGGCCACCGCATGAGCTACGCCGAACTGTGCAAGCTGTACGCGGCCGAGAAAGTGGCCTGGCTCGCCGCGAACCCCGGCGCATCGTCTGAGCAGGTTGAGGCTGCCAGCCGGGCCATCGCTGAAAGGCTGGGGCTCTGATGGCTGCCGACTGGATCAAGATGCGCTCCGACATCTACCGAGATCCGAAGGTCTCGGTGATTGCTGAATCACTGATGGCTCACGACGGCGAACTGTCGCGTTACGTCAGCCAGATGTGTCAGCGTGACATGACCGTAACGCGTAACGTTATGCGTAACGTTACTGTCGGCGCACTGGTGTCGATCTGGGGTGTTATGCGGCAGCGCGGTAAGCGTTGCGATGACGACCTTTTGTGCGATGGCGTCAGTGTCGCCGTGCTCGATGACATCGCCGACCTGCCTGGCATTGGTGCCGCGATGGCCTCCGCCGGTTGGGTAGTTCAGGACGCGGATGGCATCAGCTTCCCGAACTTCTTCGAGGGCTACAACGTTGATCCTGCTGAGAAAAATGCCTCAGGCAATGCTGAGCGCCAGCGCCGATACCGTGAGCGTAGAGCAGCCGAGAAGGCTGCCTCAGAGGCGGCATCAGCAGGTGACGGAAGTGACGTAACGCGTGACGTTACGGTAACGCACAGAGAAGAGAAGAGAAGAGAAGAGAAATACCCCCCAACCCCCCTCGACGAAATCGTCGAGCTGTACCACGCCAAGCTGCCGAGCCTGCCCAAGGTGCTGCTCAAGACCGAGAAGCGCTCCAAGGCCTGCCGTGACTTCTGGCGCTGGATCTTCGACAGCCGCAAGTCGGACGGCGAACCCCGGGCGCAGACCGCGGACCAGGCGCTGACCTGGATTGCTGGCTACTTCGAGCGCGCGGCTGCGAACGACTTCCTGATGGGCAAGCAGTCGGGCCGTGGGCATGAGAGCTGGCGCGCGGACTTCGATTTCCTGCTCACCGAGCGGGGCCGCAAGCACGTCATCGAAAGGACGGTTGAAGCATGACCGCCGACAACCGCGATGACGTCGCACGCCTGCGGGTGCCGCCGCATTCGGTGGAAGCCGAGCAAAGCGCGCTCGGTGGGCTGTTGATCGACAACCGCGCCTTCGACCGTGTGGCCGACCTGCTGACTGAGGCGGATTTCTACCGCCCCGAGCATCAGGCCATCTGGACGGCCATTGCCCGGCTGCTGGGCTCCAACAAGCCGGCGGACGTGGTGACGGTGTTCGATGCGCTGGGCGACAAGGCCGAGGGTGTCGGGGGGCTGGGCTACATCAACTCCCTGGCTCAGAGCGTGCCCAGCGCGGCCAACTGCCGGCGCTACGCCGAAATCGTGCGTGAGCGGGCGGTGCTGCGCCAAGCCATGGCGCGCCTGGACGAAGCCGCAGAGATCCTGCACGGCGACGGTGACGCAGCAACCAAGGTCGAGCGCATCCAGGAACTCATCACCGGCCTGGAAACGCGCCAGAAGGCCCGCCAGCCGATTTCTGCAGCCCAGTTGGTGGTCAAGGTCATCGACCGCGTTAACGCGGCCGCTGAGGGCGTTTCCGTCGTTTGGCGTACTGGCATCCCAGGGCTCGACCTGCGCATGAACGGCGGATTCAAGCCGGGCGAGCTGCACATCCTGGCCGCGCGGCCGAGCGTGGGCAAGACCTCGATTGCCCTGCAGATCGCGCGGCGCGTGGCGGCTGATGGCAATCCGGTGCTGATCCTGAGCCAGGAAATGGCGGACGAGCAGCTGGGCCTGCGTATGGCGGCCAGCGTGGCCCGGGTTGACCTTGGGCATTTGCAAACCGGCCGGCTGGACGACAACGAGTGGTCGCGGCTGTCGGAAGCTGTGGATGAGGTGGCCCGGCTGCCCATCTACGTCGATGACGAGCCGGCTCTGACGCTGCGGGCGATTACGTCCAAGGCGCGCCGCATCCCCGGCCTAAAGCTGATCGTTCTGGACTACCTGCAACTGAGCGAAGGCGAGGGCGAAACCCGCACAGCACAGGTCGGCAGCATCTCCCGTGGCCTGAAGAAGCTGGCAAAGCAACTCGGGTGCTGCGTGCTGGCCCTGTCCCAGCTCAATCGCGCGGTTGAGCAGCGGCCCGGCAAGCGCCCGATGTTGGCCGACCTCCGGGACTCCGGGGAGATCGAGCAGGACGCCGACTGCATCGAATTCTTGTGGCCGCTCGACGAGGGCACAGACACCAGCCGACCGACCGGCTGCGAGATCGCCAAGAACCGCCAGGGTCGCACTGGGGCGTTTGTCCTGGAGCTGTTCGGCGCAACCCAAACCTGGGGCGAGTCCACCCGCTCGCTCGAATCCTTCGAAACGAAGAAGCGCACTGGAGGTTTTGAATGACCCATGCCAAAGGAACCCGGCTTGACGGGATCGTGACCCTAGAAGACCTGCGCGCCCGGTGCGTGGTCGATGACGAAGAAGACGGGGGCTGCTGGCATTTGCGCGGCGCTCGTGGGCAGGCCATGCCAAAGGGAGATCGGCACATGGTGTGGCTGCATGGGATTGGACACGCCACCGCCACCCGTGCCGCGTGGATGCTGAGGAACCCAGGCAAGCAGCTGCGCAACGGCTGGATCGCGTTCCGCACCTGCCAGAGCTACGACTGCGTCCGGCATGTCACATCAGCCAATCGGCAGACCTGGGGGCGCCACATGAAGGCCAGCGGCAAGTCGCGCACCCCGGCAAAGACGGCTGCTCAGTTGATCGTGGCTCAGGGCCTCCCGCACACCAAGCTGACGCCCGAGCTACGTGCGTGGCTGCTGGAAAGCACGCAGAGCGGGAGCGAGGTGGCCCACGCGCTCGGGATCACCCAGGGGCGTGCCAATTGCATCCGCGCGGCGCACAGGAAGGCCGTGGCATCCCGCCCGGCGGCGTCCGTTTTTGAATTTGCCATGAGGGCTGCTGCATGAGCTATGAAATCGTCCTGCAGGTGCCGAAAGTGATCGCCACCAACCCGGTTGCGAAGGCCATCGAGCGCGCCAGGCTCAAGGCTTGGCTGTCGAACGTGGAGAAGCTCATCCAATCCTTCGTTGACGGTCAGCGGTGCGATGACCTCCTGCTGGGCGTCACCGAGGTGCTTGGCATTGCGATGCGTGCCACTGAAGATTGCGACGACCCGGCCGACATCCGCGGCACGATGAATGAGGCGTTGCGCAGGCTTGAGGGCATGGCCATTGCTGGCAGTTGGCAGGCTGACGCAGCACCGTTGATCGCCGAGGCTGTGGATTACGCCGCACAGATCGTGCAGGCATCGACTGCGCAGGAGCGGATGGCTGCTTGGGGCCATGTGCTGGCGATCAAGGCAGCGGCACAAGGAGTGTCCGCATGACGCCCGCGGAACGAATTATTGCCGCCCAGGCCCGGGCGAAGGCACGAGATGAGGCAGAGCGCCAGGATCGTATCGCCGCGCTCAAGCGCAAACAGGCCAAGCTGCGCGAGATGACCAAGCGCGCGGGCATGTTGCCTGGGAGGAAGGCATGAGCGAAAGCCGCCGCGCGTTTGTTCTTGAGAACGCGGCATTCGGCCATGCCGTTTGGGTGGAGACCTGGAGATGGTGCAAGGCCATGCTCATTGCCGGGCACAAGCTGTGCGTTGAGGTCTACACCGCCAAGAGCCGCGAGCAGGAGCGCCTCTATCACTCATGCTTCCGCGACCTGTCGCGCGACTGCCTGCTGGGTGGCCAGAAGCGGGACGCGGAAGACTGGAAACGCGCGACGCTGCAGGCGTTCTACCGGGCAACGAAAGACGACCCAGACTTTGCGGACGACTGGAAGAGCCGGGCGCCGCGCTTTGTTCCAGCGCTTGACGACGGCGACGTTGTGCTGGTGCCGATTGAGTCGCGCCGTTTTACCAAGAGCCTGGCCACGGCCTACATCACGTTCTTGCACGCGACCGGCGACGAGCGCGGCGTCCGCTGGAGCCGAACCAGCCTGGGCCGTGACGTGCCGGACGAGGTGTTTGCATGAAGCGCGCCCCAATGACCCGCACCAAGCCCCTGCGCGCCACGCACACCGCCCGCGCGTCGTCGCCAGTCTTCAGGCCCCGCCGCTGTGACGCCCGAAAGGGTGGCTGCGGTGAGATGTTCACTCCGGCCCGGCAGATGCAGAAGGCCTGCGGCCCTCGCTGCGCGAGCCTGATGGTCGAGCGTCAGAAGGCCAGAACCGCGGAGAAGGCCGCCCGCGAGGACCGCAAGCAGACCAGGGCGCAACTGGAGGCGATGAAGAGCCTGCGCACCCTACGTGCGGAGGCTCAAGCCGAGTTCAATCGGTTTATCCGCCACCGAGACCGGCTGGCCGGCTGGGGCTGCATCTGCTGTGGAGTGCCGCTGAACTGGGGCAGCACGAAGCCAGGCGGCGAAGTGGACGCCGGCCACTACATGAGCCGCGGCAGCTCGATTGAACTGGCATTCGACGAGCGAAACGTGAACGCCCAGCGCAAGGGCTGCAACCGGCCAGGCGGCACCACCCGGGCGCAGTTCGCGGCCGGCATGGTTGCCCGCTACGGCCAGGCCGTTGTCGACGAACTGGAGGGGCCGCACGACCTGCCGCAGCTGCGCCACGACGACCTGCGCGCCATCCGAGACACCTACCGCCGCAAGGCCAACGAGCTGGAGAAGCTGATCCGATGACCAAGACAAGTAGCCCGAGCCGATATCTCGCGATCACCGCCGAACAGGTGCGCGCCGTTTTGTTCTATGACGAGAGAGGCGGCGACTTCTACTGGGTCAAGACGCGCAACGGACAGGCCAAGGCTGGCAGCAAGGCTGGATGCCTCCAGCCGTCAGGCTACGTGAAGATCCGAATCAGCATCGGCAGCCAGTTCTTCACCTTTGGAGCTCATCGGCTTGCCTGGTTGCTTTGCTATGGGAAGTGGCCGGACGGAACCATTGACCACATTGATGGGCTCAAGTCAAACAACCGCATAGCGAACCTTCGTGACGTGACGGTGGCGGAGAACCAGCAGAACCAGAAGAAGGCGCACAGCAACAGCCGAAGTGGCCTGCTCGGCGCGCATCAGATTCGCCCAGGCAGGTGGCAGGCGCGGATCCGCATCAATGGCAAGGACAAGCATCTGGGTGTTTTCCCATCGCCTGAGGGCGCTCATGAGGCATATGTCGATGCCAAGCGGCGACTTCACCCCGCCGGGACTCTCTGAGGATCACCATGACACGCACCGAAGAGAAGTACGCCCGCGCCACCCGCTCCAGCCACCTCGCCCTGCGCCGAGCCGACGAGGCCCCCGGCGATGCTGACACCCTCATTGCTGCCGGCCTGGCCGAGACGATGGGCGTGCTGCTGACCCGCTTGCGCGGAGAGTGGGACGCAGAGGCCGGCGAGGTGGCCAAGACCCAGCGCAATGCCCGACAGCTGCAGGCCGCGCGGGCTGAGTTGGTCAAGGCTGCCAAGCAGCCCGGGGCCAAGCCGTTCGACGCTGACGCCTTCGACCGTGCAGCCGAAGCCGAACTGCTCACCGCCCGGCTGCTGATCCTGGCCGGCCTGCGCAGCCTGGAGCCTGTCAAGCAGGCGCTGTTCCTGTTCGCCCACCGCCAGGCCCCGCACAAGGGGTGCACCTCCACCGACGCAGCCCTGGGCGCCCTGGTTGGCCAGGTGCTGGACGTGTGGCTGGACCGCCTCTGCCACAAGTGCGAGGGCCGCGGGTTCATGGGTGGCTACGGCTCGCCGCGCCTGCGCTGCGCCAAGTGCGCCGGCACTGGCAGCCGCAGGTTCGGCAGCCTTGGGGCGAGCCCAGCCGAGCGGACCTTTGGGCTTTGGATGCTCAATGTGATGGACTCGCGCTGCACGGTGAGCATGGGGCAGATCCACCGGAAGACGCGCCGCGCTTGACACCTCGTGGCGCGCTGGTATGATCGCGCCAAGTTCAACGCGACGACATCCAGCCCCGCAAGGGTTCGATCTTCTGGCCTTCGGGCCTACATCCGGCGCAATCCGCCTGAGCAGGCATGACCTGCGGAAGCTCGATGGATAGTCACGCCCGTACAGCCCGCCACTGAGCGGGCTTTTCGCTTTCTGAGTCTGCGTGCCAGAGCCTGGCCGAATGGTGATGCACTGAGGCCCCGTCGCAAGGGGCTGCAAGCAAAAGCGACGCGCGCCGCGTGCAGGCAATGCGTGGTTGCTCCTGGGTTCGAATCCCAGTGCTGACTCCAACACCCAGCCCGCCCGGCTCACGCTCGGCGGGCTTTTTCGTTTCCGCCGGCCACGAACGCTCGACCAAGCCTTGCATGCCCGAGGCAGTACCGGGCCGGCCCCTACACCATGCCCCGACTCCAGACCCTCGCGCCTCGCCTCGCCTCATCGGCGCCGAAGTCGCAGGGATGGGCTGACCCGCGCCGAGGCAGCCGCCACGAGCGCGGATACGGCACGGCCTGGGACAAGCTCAGGGCCGAGGTGCTCAAGCGTGACGCCGGCCTGTGCCGGTGCAAGCACTGCAAGGCATCCGGCGCCGTCTGCATCGCTACCGAGGTTGATCACATCGTCCCCAAGGCGCAAGGCGGCACGGACGACATGGACAACCTGCAGGCCATCAACACCGAGTGCCACGCCCGCAAGACGGCCGAGGACTCCGGCAAGCGGTGGCGGCCGATGACCGGCCTGGACGGCTGGCCGAAGTAGAAAAGACGAAGCCCCGAGGCGCTACCAACGCCGCGGGGCTTCTACCACCAAGACCGTGAAGGGGTCGAGATGGCTGAAGGCGATTATCAGCGCCTGGCTGCCGCATGTCACTGCGGAAAGCAGGTGAAGCTATGGAGCGGTCGAGGGCGCAGGCCTACGCACTGCGAGTCACACACAGGGTCGCCCAAGGATAGGCCCGCCGCCAAGCGCCAGATTGAATGCCCCGGATGTCGGGGAATTTTCATTTCGGCCACCGCATGGCAAACGTACTGCAGCAAGACCTGCTCGGTGCGTGTCCGTCGGGGGAGCAAGCCGCGCGATGAGAAGCGCTGGCATGTTTGCGCGCACTGCAGCAAGAGCTTCGAGTCGGCCTACTTCGCGCCGATGTACTGCGGCAACAGTTGCAAACAGCGCGCCCACGCAGACCGCGTGCCGCGCAAGGCCAAGCCGCCGAAGCAGAAGCTGCTATGCGCTTACTTCGCTGGTTTCTGCAACCGCTGTGGCGAGCCGCACGGTAGCCGCCGCTCCTGGGCCGCATGCGCCACATGCAAGCGCGCAGATGCAGTCCTTGCCGCTCGCGCGGCCGGCTTGGCGTTTGCGCTGGCCAAGCACAAGGCGGCCGGGCGCATGACCTGCTGCGGCGAGTGCTCGGCCGTGTTCTGTCCGCTGTACGGGGCGAGCCACGCGACGCTGTGCATGGTGTGCGCCGAAGCGAGAGAGCGCGCCAACAGGGCGGCGACCAAGGCGAAGCGGCGAGCCATTGAGCGCGGCGCTCACGCTGAAGCAGTCTATCCGTTCAAGGTCTTCGAGCGGGATGGCTGGCGCTGCCAGCTGTGCAAGGTGAAGACGCCACGCAGCAAGCGCGGCAGCTATGACGACGACGCGCCCGAGCTGGACCACATCGTCCCTCTCGCCAAGGGTGGCGCACACACCTACGCGAACACGCAATGCGCGTGCCGCAGGTGCAATGGGCTCAAGGCTGACAGGGTGCTTGGCCAGACCCTGCTGTTCGGGTGACGCCGCCCGGGGGGGCGTTCGATCTCTGTCTGCCGGCTTGCCGGAC